GGGGAACTCTCCCAGCACGCGCACGCGGTAGGCGTTGCTGCCCTCACCGTACCGGCTCGACATCTCCTTGACGTAATCATCGCTCACCCGGGGCGAGTCAAGGCAGCTGACGTGCAGGTTTTTCCACTCGTGGGAAAGGCGGTGGAAGGTGTCGTAAAAATACCCCTGGGTGCGGGTGGGGTTGCCGAGCAGCAGGGTCGTGGCGTTGTGGCCGGACATGCTACCGCCCGCGGATTCAAAGACCGCCTCCGATACGCCGGGGGCCTCGTCCACCACCAGCAGCACAAACTCTGCGTGGATACCTTGCAGGGCGTCGGGCTGCTCGGCGCGGCTGGTGCGAGCTGAGATGAACGACTCTTCGGGGCTGGCCTTTAATTCAATACGGTCAGACTTGATCTCGAGCAACTCGCCCACGGCGGGGGGGAGCAGTTTGGCCCAGCGGCGGCACTCGCCGAAGAGGGCGTCAAACAACTGGCTTGCCGTGGGGGCCGTCACGACCACCTTAACCGGGACGCGGGTGAGCATGTACCAGAGCATGGCCCACGAGGCTACGGTCGATTTGCCGGTGCCGTGGCCTGAGCGGACTGACACCTTTCGCTCTCCCGCAGCCAGAAGCTCTAGGAGGCGCTTTTGCCATGGGTCTGGGGTGACGCCTAGCACCTCTTCCACGAAGGCCACTGGGGCTTTGTGATAGCGTTTAACGAAGTCCAAGTACGGGTTTTGCATTTTTTTCAGGTCGGCCTATGTGGGGTTACGCCAGCGCCCGCCCCCGGCGGGGCCACCACCCGGGGGGGGGGTATTTTCCCGCTGCGCGGTCAGTTGCGGGGTAGATCCTATGAAAATCAGCGGGTTACGCTCGCAGTATCCGCACAGTGGACTATTTAACATAATGGGCATTATACGCACTACGATCAGCAATGCCTTGATAATCAATGACTTGCGCGTTGCGTTGTGTTGCGTGCTGCATAATTTGCGTGTGCCTTCGCATAAAATCAGTGTTATGTTATAACATTACTCTATTGAATCGCGCGCGGCCGGCGCCGTTGACACGTCAGTGTCAACGTCAAGTTTTACGGGTTCTACGACGCTCACCGTTCGCATTAGATTGCGCACGGCTTGCAGGTGCAGTTGCGTCGTGTCGGTGATCTTCACGTCCTGCTGGATCTTATTTCCCCAGCGTTTTGGATCCATTCGCTCGGCAAGCCACTGCCTCGCGCCCATCGCAACCTTCGCTGCGTTTGGGTCGATCTGCTCAGTCTCGACCTTCTCAGCCAGCGCCTCAATGCGCTCAGCGTTCGCCAACGCTCTGGCGTTTCGCACGATCTCGTACCGCTCCATCAAGACAGGATCGGACTGCATCTTCCGCCACACCACGCCGTAAGGCACGTCGCTGCCGCTCACAAAGGATCGCAGCGTGTTGCCCTCTGCCAAATGTTCCCAGAGTTGCTCCCAGAAGTCTGGCTTGGAAAGAATAGCTAACGCCTTCTCTTGTCGCGCCCGCTTAATTGGTGTCCCTGCCATCAGTCGTCGCTCGCATGCACATAGGTTGATACGTCTTCGTAGTCCAGGTCGTAGCCTTCCAATGCCACGACGTCGAAGTTGCTATACGTCTTTTTCTGCCTCTCCGAGTGATCCACCTTCCTCGAGAGTCGCACCTGAGTCTTGCCCTTGACTTCTTCGGCATAGACTCGCCTCCAGACGCGCTCGCTCGTGCTGAATCTGAGACCGCAGCTCGTACACTCTCTCCGGCGTCGCGCCTCGGTCGGGAACTGGTAGACCTTCACGACCTCGCTCGGTTTCGAGCATTTTGGGCATTTCATCTGTCCGGTAACTCGTGCTTAGCCATTTTCATCCAGTCGTCAAGGCGCTGGATCACGAGGAACTCTCGCTTGTCGCCGCGGCAAACGACGACTGGGACTTCATACGGCGGAGCACACGCCGCCTTTGCTTGGTCGATCCAGTCATAGACCGCAATCGACTTGCGCCGCTTCACCTCGAGCACGAACTGCCCCAGGCGAATGTCGCAGCCGCCGTCTCGAGCCTGCCCTAGTTCACGCTTGACCAACCAGCCCGTACCGGCAGCAATCTTCTCGCATACCTCACGTTCGGTCTCGGCCCCGCGTTCTCTTTGTCGCTTTCCCATCTACCACCCCGCTGTAATTCTGCCAAGGTCAACGGCCTTGCACAGTTCAGCGATCAATGGCCGCACCCTCCTGCGCAAGGTCTTACTCTCTCGTCGTTGCATCCTACGCTTATCAGCGTGACGCCAATAATAGACCTGATGATACTCCTTGCGGGACTTCTTCGGCTTTGAGCGCCAGCCATCCGGCTGCCTTGCCAAGTCCACGGCGTCGCAGATTATTTCCTTCACCTGGTTCTGCTCAATCGTCTGCCGCACCATCTCCGCAATCTTCTCAGGAGAGTAACCCTTCTTTTTATGCGCGGTCTTGTGCCAGGTGTGCGGACGCCCGCCCGTGTTCTCGATCAGGCAGACCGGGCATCGTTTTACTTGCCCCATCGCGGCCTCCAGTCGTATATGCCGTTCCGCTTCGGAGGGTCTCGGTACTTGTGCTCGTCAGCCTCTGCTGCCGCGGCACCGAAGTTATCAAACACCCCCAGCTGCTTCGGGATGACCCTACCGTCCGCCCCGCGCCTCCACAGCACGAACTCTTCCTTGCCATTGATTGTCTGGTGCCGGATTGAAAACCGCCCACAGGCCGACGTCTTCCCCCAGTTCTCGGACTCCTCCCAGACCAGCGGCCCGGTAAGGTTCAGCTTACCCTGCGTCATTAGCCCACCCGGGTCGCTTGCCCACCTCGCCATGTTGGTCAGCGTAGTGGACTAACCTTGCACCAAAGTGCTGTTGAAATGTCTTCATCAACTGATAGTCATCTTTGCCCATCTGTTCGAGCATCCTCTTGGCTAGTGGCGTATCTGCAACATGTTGCGCCAACGCAACACCTTTAGGCTTGTCCGTCTTGTATCTCACCTTCCACCCCAATGACCGAAGGTCATGTCCGAATGTCCGAGTCCTAAAGGACTCTCGGACATTTTCGGACATAATTGACCCGCCGAAATTGTCCGGTTCGGACATTTTCGGACATTTTCGGACATCACGGTTCCCCCAGCATACTGCCGCCTACACTGGCCTTTAGGAAGGGCGACATCATCAACTTTTCGACCGCATCGTGGACAGACTGCCGCGGCACCCCACACTCCCGGCCCACCTGGCGCATCTCCTCGACCGTCCAAACAAGCGGCGTATCAGACCGCTTCTGGCGCTCCCTGAGCGCCGCAAGGATCGTCCGCTGTGCCTTCCCTTGGGGCGAGTGAGCTACCGCCGGCTTACCCGGCGCCGTCGCCTCCCTCATCACCAGAGACTTGACCGGCTCACCGTACTTGTCCATCCGCCCAAGCGACACCTCCACCGCCTCGTATCCAAGTGGAGACAGGCTGGCCGTATCCTTAAACCGCTCACGGCTTACCGACACCACCATGGCCTGCGCGTCTGGCCGCTCCACGATGTACTCGGCGTCGGGGTTTGCCATCAGCGCGCTGGCGCCTCGTGGCCGCTTGGCATCACCGTGCCCGCTGTGCGCCACGAGCAATACCGTGGCCGTGTACCGCTCGCGCAGCCCGATGGTGAGCTTAGAGAGATACTCGGCCACCTCTTGGTTGGAGTTCTCATCAAGGCCCGCACTGAACTTGCTGAAGGTATCCACGATGATAAGCGCCGGTCGTACTCCCGCCTCGTCAATAGACTGCTGGAGCATGGACATCTCCTCCTCGGCGTTTAGGTTGGCGACAGACTCAAGCGCCATGAGCCGCAGCTCATCTAAGTCGCGCCCCTTGCCGTGCTCCTGCATCCATGCTTCAGCGCGACGGCCCAAACCGGCACCCTCGCCCGACAGGATGACCACGGCGTTGTCCGCCATGGCGATGCGCATAGCCCACTCAAGCGCGATAAACGACTTAAACGACGCTCTAGGCCCGGCCAACACGGCCAGCACATTGGCCTCGAGTACGTTGTGGATCAACCACGTCGCCTCGCGCCGTTCGGTCACGATCTCGCCAATGGGTCGCAGGATGAGACGACGGCCGGTGACTATGCCACTAGGTGTCACACTTTGCGCCAGCAGCTCTGGCTCAACGTGCCGAATCATCCCCTGCGCCTCTGGCACGTCGTCGTACTGCATTGGCGGCTCCTCCCGCTTCGGTGGCCCAACCCGCACCGCCTCTGGCACGGACACCCAACCGCCTGCCTTGGCGGCATTGAATAGGCTACCGAGAGTGACGCCGCCGCCGCGATCCAGGTGGAACGACTGCCAGCGGTACTCGATGTCTGCGCGCCCGGCGTAGGACGCGGGCAGCACGCCAGTGATGCCGCCGGATGACCAGGAGTCCCACAGTTCTAGCCCGTCATCGGCTCCGCCAGAGGCGTAATGCAGCGCCATGCCTACCATGAGCCACGGGTCGTAGTCAGCCGGGTCGATGAACGACAGCGCCTCAGTGATCCGCGGCAGGTCGCGCTGGAAGTCCCCGCTGGTACCAGGCTTCGGCGGCAGCTTTGCCGCCAGTTCCGCGGGCAGCTCAAGATCCATGCGCCGCTCGTCGATCAGCCCCGCCGGTAGCGACTTGATGTCGCCCATCGGGCCGCTCTGGCCGTAGTGCAGCGGCCACCAGATGATGTACCCGCCCTCGGCGCGGATGTCGAGGCCGTCGCGGCGCACCTTGCCAAGCGTAACCGACGCGCCGCCGCGAATTTTCACACCGGATGGTGTCGAGAACAGGTAATGCCTACCGCCGCTGCCGCCGCCGGTCTGGTGTACCTTGGTGCTTACCAGAGCCGCTTGATTTTCTGTAAGCCAGTCCTGAGCAGCCGCGCCAGCCTTGCTGGTATCGAAGTCGATGACGGCAAGCCCGGTGCGGCTGCCGGTTGGAACCCCAACGAGTGCGTCAGGGTGACTGGCCCAGAGTCGACGAATTTGGGCTTCGTCTTGCGTGGCGTCTTTGAATCCGTTTCGGGTGAGCGGGCTTTTGGCTTTGAGCGTGCGCCCTTCTTGGTCTGTTTCATCTTTTCTCCTGCACGGGAATACGGGGTACTTCTTCGCCAGCTCGAGGATACGCTCGACTGGCACGATGGCGGTGAGTTCTGGCTTCATGGGTACAAATCCGGCCGCAGCTTCTGCCTGGACACCCCACTTGCGACCTCGAGAGGGATGGCCTTTAGGGCAGGAACCCTACCCCTTTTTATCCAATACTGCACCGCCTGCTGGCTGACGCCTAGCCTCTTGGCCGTGGACGTTTGGCCGCCCAGTATGTCCACTGCGTGGAGCAGGGCGATCGATTCGCTGTTTGGCTTTTTCATAACCGACAAACCTACCTTGTGCCTGTTTCAGGGTCAAGCGAATTATTTTCACAAATAGGGCTTGTGTTCTGTTTTGCCGCTTGCTACATTTGCCCCATGGACGGCGCAGTGCCGCACCAAAAGCGATAGAAGGGAACACAAATGAACATCAACACATATTCAATCGAACTCGAAGACATCGACGGCTACGCGCGCCAGGTTGTCGGCGGGTATGTCTGGTACGTCCAGGGCGTCAAGCAGCCGTGGAGCAAGCGCGACACGTTTGAAGAGTGCTGCGACGCGGTGCTCGGTGCCGTCAACCGAGTTGGCGCCGCCGAGGCGTTTGGTCTTGACGCCTAACACGGCACAGGAGCGCACCATGTACGATCTAATTGTCGGTTACGCCACCCGTGAGGAGTGGCTCTTCTTAGCCCAAGTCTTCGGAGCCATTGCGGTCTCTGTGTTGGCTTACGCGATAGCGAACCCGGAGGAGTGGTGAGATACCTCTCCGTATGCAGCGGCATTGAAGCCGCTACCGTCGCATGGCACCACATGGGATGGCAGCCGGTCGCGTTCAGCGAAATCGAGCCGTTCCCGAGCGCCGTGCTTGCGCATCACTACCCCCATGTCTCGAACCTCGGCGACATGACCAAATTCAAGGAGTGGAATCTTGGATCAATTGACCTTCTCGTCGGTGGAACCCCCTGCCAGTCCTTCAGCGTCGCGGGCCTCCGAAAAGGACTCGCCGACCCACGCGGTAACCTCATGCTTACGTTTCTTGCAATTGCTGAACGTGAGAGACCTAAATGGATTGTCTGGGAAAACGTCCCCGGTGTCCTGTCAAGCAACGGAGGACGGGATTTTGGCACCTTCCTCGCAGCGCTGGGGGAGCTGGGGTACGGGTGGGCCTATCGGGTGCTGGACGCACAATGGTTCGGAGTGGCCCAGCGTCGTCGACGTGTGTTCGTTGTCGGATGTCTTGGAGACCAGGCCGGTGCCGCAGCGGTTCTTTTTGAGTCCGAAAGCGTGCAGCGGAATCTTGCGCCGAGCAGAGAAGCGCGGCAAGGCGCTGCCCGAGGCGTTGGCGGTGGCCCTGCGGACGGCAGCATCTCGGGAGCCGTGACTCGCAAGTGGGCGAAGGGCAGCGGTGGCCCTGCCGGTGACGAGTGCTACAACATGGTTGCCCAGCCGGTGGCTACCTTCGCTAAGACGCACAAGCCGATGAGCGTAATCGACGCTGAAGGCTGGTCGC